TGCTTGGGGTTTTCCGTTTTTCCAAATAAAAGTTTTCATTTCATTAAATAAGCGTGTAGAATACACTTTAATTAGTTTATTTCTTATAAACTCTTCTAATTTCGCAACTATTAAAGGCCTCGTCTTCATTGTAGTTGAAAAACCCGGAATAGCGGATGAGCGGAATTCCGCTTGATGCTGTTCAATATATTCATGTGTTGACTTAATAGAATAATATAAATTAGGATAACCGTATTCTATCAGTTTGTCAAGTACTGTATAGCCAATATTATTATTTTCTACAACCATCATCGCATTTCCGAACTCTCGGCCAACTTGATTAAGCATGTTTGCAAATAAGTCTGGCGTTAGTTTTCCTTGATATTCTCCAATGATTTCAAGAGTTTCTAGCTTTAAAACATGAAAAGTAGAAAAATCGGCTCCGTCGCCGCGAGACACATCTACTACCATTAAATAATTACAGGTAGGATCAAACTCTTCCCAAATCCAAAAATTACGATCAAAGCCTGTACGGTACTTGGGCTCTTTGGTCATGGAGACCAACCATTCCATACAGTCAGGATCGATTACTGTTTCGCCTGAAGTATTGAAATTGCACTTAAGTTCTTGCGCGATCTGTCGTCTGGACATATTTCTAGTTTCTTTCCTATACCATATCTCGTCTCTTTCTGGGTGGACATCCCACGGGAGCGTAGTAAGATTAAAGTTGTTGGCGCCGGCGATTGCCTCGATACATGTTTTATGAAACCAGTTTCCCACTCCGTTAGGAGTAGATAGGGCAATACAGCGCCCCCCTGTTGATAATGTGGGATATAATCCTGTCCATAGTTCTTCTAAGTTTTCAATGTGTGCTGCTTCGTCTAAAACCAATAACGACAAAGCTTCTGATCGTCCAGCATCTCCAGACGTAGAAGCTGCTTTAATAGAAGAACCATTCGATAGTTCAAAAGAAGTGCGATTGTCTACACTAATAGTGGCAATCTTTAACCAATCTGGAAGCTGGCGCATGATGCCTTTGACTTTCTTTACAAGATTTCCCGCTGTCGCAAATTTTGTTGCCATAACAAGAATGGCTTTATCGCGGTGAAATAACATCATCCATACAATATAACCAGCAGTAATAGTTGAAATTCCAAGCTGACGTGCTTTTAAGATAACATTAAAGCGATAATCATTAAAGTCTCTAAGAAGCTCATCTTGAAAGTCATAGGTATTGAATAATATAAGCCCATATAGTGGGTGCGAAATTCTAGCATATGTTTTAAGAAAATAAGATGGATCTTTTCCGCATTTTAATATCTCTTTGACTTGCTGATTTTTGTCTAGTTGAAAACTCATTCATCTTCTTTCGTGACTACTTGAGGGGGCGGCGGCGAGAGCGGTGCTTGAGTCGGTGGAGCGCGAAACCGGCCAAATGATTTTTGCATTGCTCCAATAGTAAGGGGATTTTCCCCTGTTGTTGCCGCAATTAGGTAGTCGATGCTAGTATCTACGCTCTCTATTGCTTTTAAAATGTCTGCGCCTCTATTAAGCTTTTGTGATATGTCGCTTAATAAATTTAATATTTCCTTACTTGATTCGATTTCTTCCTTAATGATTTGTTTAAGTTCTGATTTGGTAATTTTCATAATTCTTCTCAGTACTCATCGTCGACAACTTCGATCTCTTCGGTGTTATTTGCACCAGCAAGTTCAAAAATTCTATCGCGCGCTTCCATGGCCATCTCATTAAGTTCACTATCGACAGCAGCTATCTCGTCTCTCTTCCCGCCGGCTTTAACATACATATCCTCAAAAACAATAGAAATAGCATCCGAAATTACTTCTTCCATAGTTGTTGGGTATTTTTCTAAATCAGAGCCGTGAGCCAGTACTTCTTCGTCGGGGACTCCTGTTCGCCACTCACCTTCATCTATGGTAGATATACGGGTAACTTCTTCTGTAACTAGTTCTTTAAGCCTATCAATAGAGATCTTCATTTTTCAACTTCAGAACCTTTCTTGCGGGTATCATTCTTAGGACGCTTGCCTTTCCAGCCGCCTAAATCAAGAAAGGTCTGCCAACTAGCTTCAACGGTAGATTCTGATGGAGCTTCAACTTGCATTGCTTCATCAAGACCTCCAACCTTATAGCGGCATTCGGCCGTTACCCAAGAACGAATACGAGAGGTGCTTTCGACTCTCATATCGACCTCACCTTCTTTAGTAAGCTGCACGGAGTTACCGGTAATCTTGCGATATTCTTTTTTAAGAAAAGAAGCAATCTCAGATATACGCTGTTCTATATCGCTCTCAAAACCATTAGTATATACTTCTTTTAATTGAACTTCAGAATGATAAGAAAGAGACATCAGATTACCACGAAACCTTACATTAAAGCCATCTAATACTCTCTTGTCAAGAATTGGATCCCCCTCTTCTCTTTGAAGGCCCACCAGTACAGGTTCTCCCTCTTCCGTTAGTGCGCCATCATATGCATTAGCGGCTGCTTGTGATAGTCCTTGTATGATTTCGTATACTGTTGCCATTATGCTGTCTCTCCTTTGCTAAGTTTATCTTGCAGAATTTTCATTACTCTTTGTATTAACATCTTATGTGTGACAAGATCTACCCCTGGCTCATTAGCAAGCTTGAGTAAAAAGTTATCAACCTGATCAACAATACCTTGTTCTTGGCTACTCAATTCAGCGGAGGCGGCTTTTCTAGTTTCCATTCCGGAACGAGCGAATTGGCTCTTGCCCATGCTTTTGCTTTTAAGTTTGGTAGGATCAGTTTCGGGTGCGGGGGCTGCTTCTTCTGCTTCTTTTAGAGTTTTGAGAATCATATTCTTTAAATCTCCTTTAGTTATTTTCATTTTTTGGTCTCCAGCCCTTTTCCCATCTTTCTTCTCTGTCTTCCACATATTGAATGTAGCACTTATAGCAGCAATCATATTTGAGAAGACAAACATCATCTGTCGATTTTCTAGCCAAAGAAGAACACACAGAACAATGCTGTAAAGAATCTCTATTAAATAGTTTCTTTGAAACCTTTATACCATTTATGTCAATCTTCTCTTGCCACTTATCGTTTTCATTAGTTTTTTTATATAACTCTTGCATTTGCTCAAGATATTCTCTTTCTTTAATCTCGTCCCAGTTTGCACGAGGATTTTGAATAGCCTCATCGCCATATTTTTGAGCAATGGCTTTTTCAATTGCAACAATTTTATCTAAATCTTTATCACTCATTGAACAATCTATAGGCCCCATATGTTGCTGCAACCCCTACCGCTATGCCGGCGGCGCCCCAAAGCCAATTGTTGCTCGGAGATTGTTTTAAGAGCGCCCTTTGCAAGTGATCGATCTCTTCATCCTTCTGAAAGATCAGAAGACTTGTTTCTTCGTGGAGTGCATTATATTGAATCTCCCAATTTCGGAGTTCTAGTTCATAGCTCGCCGCTTCGACTGAAAGCTCGTATTCAATTCGTGCTTGGCATGCGAGGTTAGCAGTAGACTGGCGCGCTAAGATTTCCGACAATGCCGGCACATCAAAGAGCACGCCTTCAAATGGCGCACACTGTTGGTGTCCCAGGAATGTGAACTGGCCTGTGTCTGCTGCTTGAGCAGGGCCGCCCAACATTAATAATAGACTAAGGAACATAATCAAATCCGTACATCAACATTATTGTCTCAGATAATTCTTCTGGGTCTTCAGAGAATTGTCTTCCGAATTCTTCTCTCCGGCTCTCGATCACTTCTAGCAACTCTTCTTGGCTCTCTTGGTAATCTCGCTCTACTTGTTCTATGGTGTCTCTATAAACTTGAAGAGATTCTTCCATATCGGCCATTTGCTTTTGGTGGATCTCTTTCAAACCAGCAATTTGTGCTTGAAGCGATTGCTCGGATACTTCATAGGCAGCTTGCATCTGTTTATAGTCATAACGCATTTTGCCCATTATAGCAAGACCAAGTAGGGCGATCAAAACACCCTTCCAATTCTTCAGTAAAAACTGAAGCATCGCCTGCTGTAAGGTCATTTAAGCCCCTTAAGTCTCTCAACGATATCGACAGCACCTTGTGTACCTACAAAAACGGTACTAATAATAACCCAGTCGCCACTGGTAAGATAACCTGCAAATGCTAACGCAGATGCAGTCATCCATACCAATAACTTACGAGATGTAAGCTTCAGTAACCAAACATCAACAAATCCTTTGTGTTCTGCCATTATATTTCCTATAGCAACCAGTGAGCAAACAGCACACCGTCAAGCCAAACTAGGCCCACAAGGACCCACCAACTAAGACGACTGGCGCCATCTCGAACTTCATGCCACATAGCCCAGCCTCCATCGAGTGCTAGCCTCCATAAATGTCCTACGCCTGTGGTGGCGCAGTCCCATACTTTTCTTAATAAGCTCATTTTTTATTTCCTTTTTTTTTCTTTTTCTTGCCTTGTTTGGATACAATTGTATCGGCAATTCCATATGCATCATCTTTATCAGTTCCAGATGCCATTAGTTCGTCTGCTTTCTTCTCTTTTGCTTTGTAAAAAGACTTTTTATATTTCTTCTCCTCAGCCAAATATGCTTCTAATTCTTCTTTGATATACTTCCGAAGGATAGCACCTTCGGCTACTCCAGACAACGGTTCTGTTGCTGCATGATGGATGGGTTCATATGCGGGAGGCTTGCTGCGGGCTGCATCCACTTCTCTAGCGGCTCGCAAAATAGCTCTCTTGGTTCGATCTAATTCCTCTTGGGGTCCCTTCTCTCTAATAAAGTTTTTATATTTTTCTGGATACTTTCCTTGGTACCAGTCCATCGCCACAGCCATCGCTTGGGTGCTAGGGTGTATAGGATAGGGATCTGGTTCTTCTTTGGGAGGCAGGGACGGACGCAAGGGCTCCATAGCGGGCAGATCTCCTGTGCGCTCTTCCGGATCTTCAGGGTCATCATAGATAGTTTCCCAGCCGGCCCTCAGAGCCTCCTCAATCTCTTCATAGATGATCTCCATCAACTTTGCTTTGGCAATTAATAGGGACATTCAGGCTTAAACCTTACAGGGGGATGTGTGTCTAGCGGAATGCCGATACATTCCATATCGTTTAATCTTTCATGGACTCTGTGGTGCGAACAGTATGCGACTGCCAAAGCAAGTAATGCTAGCCCTACAGCCAGCACATCCAATCGACATAATTTTAATAGCTTTTGTTTCATTGTAATCCTGCCCAGATTAATATTATAACTAGTGTGACAATCGTTCCAAAGGCTAGCGATGCGCCGATAATATCGGTCCACTTAATGTCGCGCCATTCGAGCCAGTGATTTAGTTTATTCCAAAGTTTCATTTAGACTCCTCCCATAAGATCTTGTGCAACCTGATCAGGAGACATTCCACTCAGCCACATATCATAAAGATTAATATCAGAGGACATCTCATCTGCTGCTACATATTCCCCTGAAAGACTCTCGATGTGGCCGTCGACTTCCAAGACCCATTCAGCAAACTCACGTAGGCTACGATTCATATTAGTTTTCTCACTCTTCTCGTCATGTGGTCCGAGTCCCGGTTCGGGCACATAGCCCGGGCGCTCCCAGGCTGGGAGTCGAGCTTCCTCAAGCTCTTCTTTGATTATCTGTTTAAGTTGTGATTTTGTGATTTTCATTTAGACTCCTTGTAGGTAATCCAGTATCCATTCGTCGGGCATGCCATCGCGAGCCTTGGCAGTCCCATAGGGCATCCGCTCTGGGGTCTCGTTGCTGAATGCAAAATATTCAAAAAGTTTCTCATAAGCGGGTGTCTCAAGAAAATCTGCGGAATCTATCTCATCATCAAGTATCTGATTAACGTAGTTTATTTCGTCCCTATCAAGACCCGCGTCCATCATCACGCGTGATCTTTGTGGCGACTCGACATGTCCTACGGCGCCACCTTCTTTAATAATTTCCGTCTTCTCGTTCATGAAATATCGAGGGTCAATAAATTTCTTGTTTTTTCTAATCATTTATTTCTCCAACGATCCACCGCCATGGGTTCGTCGCCGGCCATATCAGCAGCCAATCTTAAAAAGTCACTTATCGACATACCTGCCATGGCAGGCGCCTGTTCTGGAATAATCTCTTGCCGCACATATTCTACAACGTCTTGCGCAAACTCTCGCGTAATTCCCACATCCATCTCGTCCATGACTGCCGCTTCTTCCTCTGGGGATAGCGACGAACCTTTAAACCCGGGAGTCCCGATGCCCGGATAGGCTTCTCGATCTGCGTCTGAAAATCCCACTGGTGCTTCGTTCAGATTCTCTGTCTTCTCATCCATGAAATATCGTGGATCAATAAATTTCTTATTTTTTCTCATTGTTTATACTCCTCCCCATAGATGCCAACCAACGGCTAGCCCTATAGCCAAGCACGATACTTTCGTGACTCCTATCAGAACATAATCTTCTAATGCGCCATTAAGCAAAACAAGCTGCTTGGTTCGTGCCCATGTATCTTGCGCTAAATCTCGTGGTGTGGTCATTCGTTAATCTCCTAATGCGTGATTATTATCAAGTGTCTTTAAGAACAGACTTAATATCTCTAGTCGTGAAGAGCCAATTCTGCGGAAATCTCCGGCGGCTGCAGCTTCGGCCATTTCTGATAAATCCTGTACTAGTCTATTTTTAATCTGATCGATTCTCATACGGCCATAGCCATGCACAAGAACCTCATCGTCGTACTGGCCCGGGTCTTCGGGCCCAAGTCCTGGCTCGGGCTCATATCCCGGGCGCTCCCAGGCTGGGAGTCGAGCTTCCTGGATTTCTTCTTTAATAATCTCTTTAAGTTGGGATTTGGTGACTTTCATTATTATTTTCCTTTGGGCAGCCCATTCATACATAGTATGGCAACGAGCCCAGGTACGTTATCATTAATATAAACGCCTGAAAAAAGTGTGTCGGTTCTGCCGCCAACATATCCAATCGCAGCATCCAAGTGCTTGCTAATTTCTGGATCGTTTGCCATTTCAGAAGACACAATCAACAATAATGCGCCGGTTTTTGGCTTTCCTTTGGGAGAAGGGC